AGCAAGACAAGGCCGTGCGCCTGGTCAATACGGGCGCGAATGTTTGCTACGTCCGTATCGGCACTGGCGCTCAGACGGCCACCACGGCCGATGTGCCTGTGCGTGCTGGTAGCGAGGTGATCCTGCGCAAGAAGAACGGCGACGATACGCTGGCGCACATCAGCGCGGCTGGCACCACGCTGAACGTGGCGACGGGTGAAGGCGGGGTCTGATGTGGCAAAGTCCCCGGCCTGGACGCGCAAAGAGGGGCAGAACCCCAAAGGCGGCCTGAACGCCAAGGGACGAGCCTCGGCCAAGGCTCAGGGCATGAACCTGAAGCCGCCGGCACCGAACCCCAAGAACGAGAAGGACGCCGCACGGCGCAAGTCGTTCTGCGCTCGCATGGGTGGGATGCCGGGGCCGATGAAGGACGAGAAGGGCAAGCCTACACGTAAGGCGCTGGCCCTGAAGGCTTGGAACTGCTGACATGCAGCAACAAACAGAAAATCGATTTTATGTATATGAGCATCTTCGCTCAGATACAGGCGCGATTTTCTATGTTGGTAAGGGAACTGGTAATCGATGTAATGTTCGCAGCCATCATCACAGGAGTCAGTTCTGGCAAAGGACTGAAAAGAAGGCTGGTGGATTTTATGTCCAAATGGTTACGGAGAATATTGACGAAGAGTTGGCGTTTCTGGTTGAACAGGAACGAATCAGTCAACTCAAAATTCTTGGAATTCAACTCTGCAACTTAACAGACGGCGGTGAAGGAATATCTGGTTGCGCAAGAACATTGGAGTGGCGCCAAAGAATTGGACTAAAACATAAGGGTAAGATTGTACCTAGAGAAGTTCGTGAAAAGATTTCACATTCTCTCAAAAATTCTGGCTACATTCCTTCTTTAGAAACAAGACAGAAAATAGCAAATGCCCATAAAGGTCATAGTCGTGGAATTGGACGCACTCATTCTCAAAAAACAAAAGATAAAATGAGTGTTGCCCGAATGGGTAATAAAAGTAGGCTTGGTCAAAATAGAAGTCAAGAGGAAAAAGAAAAGCAAAGCGCAGCAATGAAGGGCAGATCACAGTCGCTTTTTACTTGTCAGCATTGTCAGAAAACTGGTGGTAATGCGATGAAGCGATGGCATTTTGATAACTGTAAGGCAAAGCTGTGACAGCAATTCCTATAGTTTCCGGCATCTACACCGACAACGGGCCTGACCTGCGCACGGCCTACCCGGTCAACTTCTTTGTCACGCCCAAGGGCAGCGGCATCAGCGACAGCTACCTGCGGCCCGCAGACGGCCTGGTGAGCGACGGTACTGGCCCTGGCACTGACCGCGGCGGCATCGAGTGGCGCGGCACGCTCTACCGGGTGATGGGCACCAGCCTTGTCAGTGTGGCCAGCAATGGCACGGTGACGGTGCTGGGCGATGTGGGTGGTCCGACTAATCAACTGGTGACGTTCGACTACTCATTCGACCGCCTGGCTATCGCATCAGGTGGTCGGCTGTACTACTGGAACGGCACGCTCACGCAAGTGACCGATCCAGACCTCGGCACGGTGCTTGACTTTTGCTGGGTCGATGGCTACTTCATGACCACCGATGGCGAGTTCCTGGTGGTCACGGAACTGAGCGATCCTACCCAGGTCAACCCGCTGAAATACGGCTCGTCTGAGGCCGATCCTGACCCCGTGGTGGCCCTGCTGAAGCTGCGCAACGAGGTCTATGCGCTGAACCGCAACACCATCGAGGTGTTTGACAACGTGGGCGGCGACCTGTTTCCGTTCCAGCGCATTGACGGCGCCCAGATTCAGAAGGGCGTTATCGGCACGTTTGCCTGCTGCGTCTTCAACGAGATGATCGCTTTCCTCGGCAGTGGCCGCAACGAGGCGCCTGGTATCTACATGGGTGCCAATGCCACCGCGCAGAAACTCAGCACTGATGAGATCGACCAGGTGCTGCTGCAGTACACCGAGGTGCAACTTTCGCAGGTCAAACTCGAAGCCCGCAACGACAAGAATCATCAGCTTCTGTACGTCCACCTGCCTGACCGCACAGTGGTGTTCGACCTTGCTGCCTCTGAGGCGCTGAGTCAGCCGATCTGGACGACGATGGTCAGCACCACGGTCGGTTTCGCGCAGTACCGCGCTCGAAACTTTGTCTGGGCTTACAACCGCTGGAACGTGGGCGACCCGGTATCTTCAACCATCGGCTACTGCGTGGACACGCGCAGCGACCACTGGGGCCAGATCGTGCGCTGGGAGTTTGGCACGATCATCGTCTACAACGAGGGCAACGGCGCCCTGTTCCATGAACTCGAACTGGTGGCGCTCACGGGCCGCGTGGCACTGGGCCTCAATCCAGCGATCAGCACAAGCTACTCGGTGGACGGCTCGACCTGGGGGCAGGATCACTTCATCCGCGCAGGCACCATCGGCAACCGCGCCAAGCGCCTGGTGTGGCTGCGGCAGGGCAATATGCGCAACTGGCGCATGCAGCGGTTCCGCGGCGACAGCCAGGCTCACCTGTCGTTTGCCCGTCTTGAGGCGCAGCTCGAAGCGCTGGCGTACTGATGGCCACGTCTAGGCTCCAACTCACGCGAGATCAACTCGCGTCGTTCCTGCAGGATCACGAACAGATCAAGCAGTTCGAACGGCTGTTTGCACTCGTTGATGCTCTGCAACCGACGACGCTGAATGATCTGGCAATCACGGCCGGCAACGCAGATCAGAAAGCCGTTGAGGCACTGGATGCGCTAAACCGCATTGCAACTGCGCTGGAGTTGTTGGCCACTGCGCCAGTCATCCGCAACGATAACTCTGTCGTCACTGATTACATCGACTTCAACGTCGGTGCGCCTGATTCTGCTGTGAATGTTGGCCGGCTGCACTGGAATGGCGGCTACACGCTGAATCTGGACATGACGCCGAACGTCAACCAAGCTGTCGGTGAAAGCCAGTATTACTACATCAAGGCATCTGGTGCGATCACCAAAGGCCAGTTGATCATGTTCGACGGTGCCGTTGGTTCGTCTGGCGTGTTGCAAGGCAAGCCGGCTACTGGCGTCACCAATGGTCAGTTAATCATGGGAGTGGCCGCCGAGAGTATTCCCCTCAACGGATTCGGTCTGATTTCCAGCTTCGGACTGGTGCGAGGATTCAACACCTCGGGTGCGCCATACGGTGAGACCTGGGCCGATGGCGACATCCTCTACTACAACCCGTCATTCGCTGGCGGCCTGACCAAGACGCAACCGTTGGCCCCGGTGCCGCATGTGGTGGTGGCTGCCGTCGTCAATGCGGCCACGGGTGGATCAGGCTCAGTATTCGTGCGCGTGCAGGCCGAGCCGCTGGTCAGCCAGTTGTCAGATGTCTATGTGACATCCCTCGCTGGCAACGACATCCTCGTCTACGATGGCGTTGACATGCGGTGGGAGAACAGAGCACCGACTGCTGCGCGTGACGCACTTGGGCTTGGGACTGGCAATCCGTCGAATGGTCAAATGTTGATCGGCAACGGAACTGATTTCACTACAGCCGCGTTGACCGCAGGCACCGGAATATCGGTGACCAATGGAGTTGGTTCTGCAACTATCGCCACCAACCTCGCGGCCGGTGCGAATATCTCCATCACAGGCGCTACAACACAAACCATAGCGGTGACAGGTCTTGGAACAATGGCGTTTCAAAACACTGGCATCTCGGCAACTATAACTACCGCAAAACTTACAGCCGGTGGTGCTAATGGCAGCATGACGTTCACTAACGGAATCCTCACGGCTCAAACACAGGCGACCTAATCATGACTGTCACCGTCAAAGTTCTCGTTCCTCCCAAGCAGATGGAGGCTACGCAGACCACGCAGTACACCGTCGTCAACGCCAAGGCCATCATTGACAAGGCCACGGTAACGAACACGGACACGGTGAACCGCACGTTCAGCGTGAACCTTGTCACCTCGGGCGGCTCGGCTGGAAACACCAATATCGTCATTGACGACCGCACCGTGGTGCCTGGTGAGACCTACACTTGCCCCGAGCTGGTGGGCCAGGCGCTGGAGTCTGGCTCGTTCATCTCAACCATCGCCAGCAATGCCACGGCACTCACGCTGCGTGTCAGCGGCAGGGAGATCACATGAAGTTCATCGAGATTCCGGAAGACTTCGAGGGCCTGCCTTCTGAAGAGCCGTTCATCACGGCATCGGAGAACCGCACGAACACGCAGACGGTCATCGATGATTGGATGCTGGGCCCTGAGAAGCCGAGCAACGAGCGCGGTGCCAACAAGCCCTATTGGCGAGCACTGGCCAAGGCCATGCAGGTCGATGAGGCCGAGGCACGGCGCCGTCGCTGCTCGAACTGCGAGTACTACGACAACACGCCCAAGACCCAGATGAAGATGGAGCGCATCGGCTGGAATCAGTGGGACGTTGATGCGGGCTTCCGGGGTTACTGCCACAAATTCGAGTTCATCTGCCATGACCTGCGTTCCTGCCAGGCGTGGGAGGAAAAGGAATTTGAGGAAGACTGATGTTGGGGGCTAGAATCCACGCGCCGAGTGCATGGCTTCCGGCGGCCTCTGAGGATGCCGTGACATACAGCCTGCGCACACACTTTGACTCGCTCATGCTGCCCGCTGAGGCTGCGGAGTGGTTGTTGATGCTGTGGGAGTCCATCCAGGCGTTTGACGATTACGCTGATGGCGAGTCTGTCGAGCGCGAGGCACTCGACGCCCTGATCTGGAACACGCTGGTGGCCATGCCACGCAATGCGTTTTTCTCGCAGCACGCGGCCGAGTTGCTGCCGCTGCTGGGCTCTATGGTGCTGAAGTGGCAAGCCTCTGACCGCGTGGAACGTGAGGGCAGCGCATCGGCTCAATCCTACGTCTGGCGGGCCGGCTACTACGAGTTGGTGCTGGCCGCTGTGCGCCTGTGCCACGGCGCCCCTGCTGCCACTGCGGTGGCTCACAAGGTGTTGGGCATGTACGGCGAGACCTTCGACGCCTACCTGACCGAGTTCAACAAAGGAGGCAGCGATGCCTGATCCCGTAAGCGCAATCGCCGGGAGTGCGATTCTTGGCTCTGTCACGCAATCCCGTGCTGCCAGCAAGGCCGCAGGCGCTCAAACGCAAGCCGCCGAGATGGGCGTCGAGGAGCAGCGTCGGCAGTTCGATGAGGTGCAGAAGCTCCTGGCTCCGTATGTGCAGGCTGGTCAGGGTGCCATCAGCGGCTTCCAGCCGTTCCAGCAGGCAGGTGCTCAGGCCTTCCAGCAGCAGCAGGCGCTGTCTGGTCTGCTCGGCCCCGAGGCACAGCAGGCGGCGGTGTCTGCCCTGGAGCAGAGCCCCGAGATGGCGGCATTCACGCGCCAAGGCGAGGAAGCCATCCTGCAACGCGCATCGGCCACTGGTGGGCTGCGTGGTGGCAACGTGCAGGCCGCGCTGGCGCAGTTCAGGCCCCAAGTGCTATCTGGGCTCATTGAGCGGCAACTCGGCCGCCTCGGTGGCTTTGCAGGCACCGGCCTAGGCGTGACCGAGCAACTCTATCGTGGTGGCCAGGCGTCGGCGGCAGGGCAAGCATCGGCAGCGCAGACGGTGGGCAGCAACGTGTCCAACCTGCTGCAGCAGCAAGGCGCAGCCCAGGCCGGTGGTGCACTGGGCCGTGGTGCGGCGTTTGGTCAGTTGGCTCAGGTGCCTGGGCAGTTGGCTGGGTTCCAGTTGGCTACCGGGCGTAACATGTTCGGCAATCTGTTCGGCGGCACCAGTCCTGCACTGACGCCTGTCGAGCCTGGAATCAGCGGCTTGCCGTCCTATGCTGTCATGCCGCCCCCTGGAGGTTAAGTCATGGTTCAGCCGTTTAACTACCAACTGCAGAGCGCAGATCCCTTTGCCGGGGTGCTGCAGGGCTTGAAACTGGGTGCCACCATCGAGGAGATGCAGGCTGCGCGGATGCAGGCCGAGATGAAGCAGCAGCAGGCGCTGGCTGCTCAGCAGCGCCAGCAGCAGATCGCGCAGGAATACGAGAGATTTCAGGCTCTGCCGAACAGGACACTGGAAGATGTGCAACGACTATCGCAGTTCATTCCTCCAGAGCAGACGAAGGTGCTGCTGGACATCTACAAGACCAAAGGCACCGAGCAGCAGGATGCGCTGAAGCGTACAACTGGTGGGATTCTTGCTGCGCTGAAGAATGACAAGAATCGTGGCGTCGAGCTTATTAAGCAAAGGGCACAACTTGAGCGCAATGCTGGCAATGTCAGAGACGCCGATGCTTACGACACGTACGCCAAGATTGCTGAGATAAACCCTGATGCTGTTTTTACAGAGGTTCTCACATCCAACGCCGAGGTGTTCGGTAAAGATTGGGTGAACTCTGTTTTGACGGCTACTGGTGCAAAGGGTGGAGCACAGGTATTGTCCACACCTGAGGCCAAACGTGCTGCCGGGCTGCTCGACGATCAAGGTAAGGTTCTGTCCGGCACCTACGTCAGCGAGCCTGGAAAAGCGCCCACTCTGCTGCAGGTGAAGGAAGTTCCCACTGATGCAGTCATCGTGTCGAGTGATGACGACAAGCGTCGGCGTGGACTCGTTGAAAAGGGTGTGCCAATCCCTGGCGTGTTTGCCGTGGAGCCTGGCAAGGCCCCCAAGCGCATCGACAAGGAAGGCGGCCCGCTGGTCAATGTCAACGTGCCCGGACAAGAGCGCCTTCCGACCAAACTCGAAGAGGAGATCGACAAGAAGTTTGCCCCACTGGCCGTTGAGTGGATGGGTGGTGAAAAGAGCAGATCAGCATCTCGCATCAATCAACTCAAGGCCGTCACCAACGTCCTCGAATCCGGTAAGCGAATCACTGGCCCCGTCGTTGGACTGACGCCAGACGTTGTGCTGTCTTTTGTAAATCCGGGGTCGAGAGAAGCGCGGGCAACTGCCGAGCGCGTGATTCAAGATGGCATGCGGGCAACGCTTGGTGCTCAGTTCACCAGGGTTGAAGGTGAAAACTTCCTCGCCAGAGCCTATGATCCCAAAGCACTTCAAGCCGACAACGTACGCAGACTGCGGGCAATCGTCACCCAGATGGAGGAATCTGCCAAAGACCGCGAATCGATGATGAAGTACATGCAAGGGCCTGGTAAAGGATCGCTGCAGGGTTACACAGGACGAGTGCCAACGATTGACGACTTCTATGCTGCAATCGAGGTGCAGACTCCTGCAGCGCCTGCTGCTGCTCCAGCAGTAGACACCAGTCGAGCGCAAGCGGTAGATGCTGCTCTTCAGAAGTACATGACCAAACCCGGAGGTCGGTAATGGCGACGGTTGCTGAACTTGAAGACGCACTTCTGAATGCTGACAAGGCAGGCGACACCAAGGCTGCTCGCTTGCTTGCCGATGAGATCACTCGGCTACGCGCTCAACCGAGTGCTCAGATCCCCGGTGCTGCACCGGGTCAAGTCGCACCAGCGGCGGCACCGACAGAGCCCGAGACCACCACAGCAGGCGTTGCTGGCGCCGTGACTCGCGCCCTTACGCTGCCTGTCGCAGGAGCCACTGCCGGTCGGATGGTAGGCGGCGCTCCTGGCGCGTTGGCAGGTATGGCAGCAGGCACTCTTGCGCCCGCTGTAGCCGACCCGCTGGTCAGCCTGTTCAACCGCGTTCTCGGCACCAACGTCCAGCAGCCATCTGAGGCCCTTGGGCAGCTTCTGACGCGCATGGGTGTGCCGGTGCCTCGCAGCGGCGCTGAGAAGTTTGCAGGGCAGATGACTGCAGGCGTCACCGCGGGCACCGCGCTGCCCGCACAACTTGGCCGCACTGCTGCTGCAATGGCGCAAGGCACTCGCGCTGCACCCGTCGTCACCCCCATCGCCGAGGCGGTGCGAGTTGGTGGTATGGGGCCAACAGGTGGTGCAACGACGGGTCAGCGCATTGGTGCTGGCATGACTGCGGGCACCATCGGCGCTGTGCCGACTGCTGAGTCGCCCATTGATGTTGCAGTTGGTGGCACGATGGGTGGTCTGTTCCCACCCGTCGCCAAGGCCGGCAAGGAGGTTGTTTCCGGTCTGTGGGATGCCACGGTAATGCCTTTGATGAAGCCGGCTATTGCAGCCGAGCGTCAGATTTACCGAGCGGTCGGTGGAACACCCGGCGCTGCGGAGCGCACCATCGCCGAGATCGAGGCTGGCAGACAGGTACCCACTACGCCAGGCTTCCAACCTACGCTGCCCGAGATTGTCGTGGCCGGTGGTGGTGAGGCTCCTCCCACCCTTGCCGTGCTGGCCGAGCGGGTTCGAGGTGCGACACCGGATCAAGCCCGCGACATCCAGCGCCTAGTGAACGAGCGTGTCGGTGCGCTGCAGGCTCAACTGGCACGGGTCAACCAGCAGATCGATCAGCAGGGCGCCATGCTGCAGCCCGGGGCTCTCGATGAGTTGACGCAGGCCCGTGACTCCATTCTGCGCAACCTCGAAGACGAACAGAATTCGTGGGAGTCGGTGCTGCGCACGGCTGCTGGTCGGTTGCCCGCCGGCCCGCAGGAGATTGGCGAAGAGATTCTGACTCGCGCACAGCAGTTGCAAAAGCAGATCCGCGACACCGAGATCACCCCCGCCTACCAGAAGGCGTTGGATGCTGGTGGCGAATCAAGGGTCAGCATCAACACGGTTGTCAGTGAGGCAGAACGGGTGCTCGGCCGGCCGTTGTCGTCGTTCGACCCAGCCACGGCGCCGGCCATCGTTCGGCGCATTCTGGCGCTGCGTGATGCTGTCGAGGAAGTACCGGTCATCTTGGGACCAGACGGCAGGCCATTAACTCCAACGGCACCACCTCAGATCACAGCCTCGGCGACTCTTCCCGAGCTCGACGATCTGCGCAAAGCAATCAACTCCGACATCACCGCGGCATCGCGTGGGTCGAGCACACTGGCCGGCGTGGAGACGCGCAACCTGCTCGGCCTGCAGCGCACCATCGACGCGGCCATCGACGCCTCGGACACGCTGCCGACGCAGGCCAAGGATCTCTACAAGACGGCGGTGGCCAAGTACCGCGATCTGTACGCACCTCGCTTCCGTGAAGGTGAGACCGCTCGCATCCTCAAGCCCGGCATGTTCGGCGAGATGCGGATCGAACCGTCGCAGGTCGTTCAGCAGTTCACCAAAGACACCGACGCCGCCAAGCAGTTCGTCACCACGTTTGCCGGTGATCCGCAGGCGTTCGAGTCGCTGCGCAACGGCATCCTAGGTCAGTTCCGATTGGCTGCAGTCGATGCTCAGACGGGCCTGGTTGACCCAGGCAAGGCGGCAAACTTCCTGCAGAAGAATGCCGAGCAGTTCGCGGTGCTCGACAACGCCGGTTTGGGTGTCCGCAGAGCACTGCAGCAGTTCGAGCAGGATGCCGCCCAGGGCAACGATGCGCTGACACGGTTGACTGCCATTGGTGGTGGCTTTAAGGACAAGACCCCTGACCAACTTCTGAACTACATCCTCAGCAGCGGTGACCGCATGGGTATCGCGCTGAATCGATCTGACGCACAAGGCAGGGATGCGATCCGCCGTGTGGTGCAGACTCGTCTGAACCAGATGCTCACGCAGACGCCAGGCGGTGAGCCGCTGACTGAATCAGGTGTGATGTCGGTCGTCAAGGAGATCACCGACCCCACCGGGAAGCTCAAGCCCGCCTACGAGAAGGCTTTGGGGCGCACGCTGGCCACTGAGTTTGCAGATCGCGCCAAGGGACTTCGACTAGTCATCGAGACCGGCAAAGACCCGATGCTCAAGAACCCGAACGCCATCGAGCCGATACTGCGGGCTCAGAATTTCACCCCGGCGCAGTTGACTGACATCCAACTCGTCATCGATGATCTGGCCCGCGCCAACAAGGTTTCGGAGGCCGCTCGCGCTGCGCGTGCGTCTGCCAGACCCAGTGGGCGCGATGTTCTTGGTGAAGAGTTGGAAGGGGGCGCCGTACGCCCTGACAAACTCAATCTGCTCAATCGCGGATACACCTTCTTCCGCAACATGTACCTCGGTGCGCGGGATCGGCTGAACCCCAAGATTTCCGCACAGCTCGCCAATATGATCTACAACAACCCTGATGCGGCCGTCACTGCTCTGCGCAACGAAATCGCCCGTGCGCAGCGCAAGGCACGCCCAGCAGGAGTCTCTCGCGCAGCACCCGCCGCCTACGGTGCCGGATACTCCGGCATCTCCTCTGAAGTTGTTGACGTGCTTCGCCCCGAGGAACAGCCGCCTCAGCAGCCTTCACGTCCCCGACTCATTCTTGACTGATCACCCCAGGAGCCCCAACCATGACCGCTCTCTCAATCCAGCCCACCTTCCCCATCTTCACCGACATCGACGGCCAGCCGCTCGAAGACGGTTATGTGTGGATTGGTACTGCCAACCTGCCTCCGATCACAAACCCGATCACAGTCTACTGGGACGCGGCGCTCACGCTGCCTGCAACCCAGCCTATCCGCACCCGTGGCGGTTATCCGATCAACAGCGGCACGCCTGCGCGGCTGTACGTCAATTCGGACTACAGCATCCAGGTGCAGAACAAGAACGGCTCGCTGATCTACAGCGCACCGGCTGCGGGAGATCGGTTCTCTGATGTGGTCATCGCAGGAATCGACTCGTCTGATGTGACGTTCATCCAAGCCGGAACTGGCGCAGTCACGCGCACGGCGCAGGCCAAGATGCGCGATGTTGTGTCAGTTAAAGATTTTGGCGCTGTTGGTGACGGTTCGACTAACGATTCGCCGGTTCTCTCTGCAATCGCTACATGGCCCGCAGGTTTTCCAGCTGGTACGTATCAGATTAACTCCGATGTCGCTGGGCTAGGGAAGCAATTTTATGGGTTCGGAAATGTCAAGTTTTCCGGTGCCGGCAAAGTGCAGACGCCAACTGCATACGGTATTGGTGCGCTTGCCAACAACGTCGGTTTTAATACTAGCGCACCATCGCTTACCGACAAAAACACAGCGTTTGGCACACGCGCACTGTACAACAACACGACAGGGTATCACAACACGGCTGTTGGCGACGAGGCATTATTTACGAACATAACTGGCAATCAGAATACAGCCATTGGAATGAATGCGCTGTACAACAACACGGGAGAGAATAATACTGCAGTTGGTGTTTCTGCTCTTTTGGCAAACACTACAGGTATTAACAACACAGCAGTTGGGCGCGCAGCAGGAATTTCATTGGTCGCGGCTAATTACAATACGCTGGCGGGCAGAAACTGTGGATGGCAAAAAACAAACGGTGACAATGACACTTATTTCGGAGCTGAAATCGCTTGGAATGCCACCACGTCTACTGGAGACAATGCGGCTTTTGGTTGGCGTGCTGCGTACAGTCTCAGCGGACAGTACAACGTAGCCATTGGGAACGAAAGTTTATATAGCGCAACTTCTGCAAATAGTTGCGTTGTGGTCGGGCGTCGTGCGGCGTTTACAAATACAGCCAGCGAAATCACTGCCGTTGGTTATCAGGCATCCTTTAGCAACACTTCAGCACTTCGGGTAACAAGTCTCGGCGCAAGGGCTGGCTATACCAATACAACTAGCGCTGACGGAACATATATTGGCTGGCAAGCTGGCTATGGAATGACCGGTAACAATGCTGTTGCCATTGGGTCTGGTTCAGGTGCTGGAAGTGGAAACAATAATACGATTATTGGCACCAACGCTGCAAATGGTCTAACGACTGGAGGGCAAAACGTAGTCATTGGAACCAGCGTTGCTCAAAACTTGCAGAATGGTAGTCAAAATACAATTATTGGTTATGGAGCGACTGCACCAGCGGCCGGAGTTAATAATCAGTTGGTGCTCGTTGCAGGAACAACTAAACTGCAACTCACAGGTGGTTTGCAATGGCTAAATGGTGCAGGCAGTCCAGAAACTGTGATTACTGCGCCTGTGGGTTCATTATACACACGCATTGACGGCGGCGCAGGAACGACGCTATATGTCAAAGAATCAGGATCAGGAAACACTGGATGGGTTGCCAAGTGATCCCCCGCCCCGCCGTCCATCCCGTCCGATGGTTCTTGCGGACCTTCGGCTACGGCGGCATCACCTTGCCGCCGTGGGGCATCTTCATCCTGGCAGAGCGCCTGGGTGATGATCGGCTGGTGCGACATGAGCAGGCCCACTGGGAACAGGCGCAGCGTATGGGCATAGTGCGGTGGTATCTGACCTATGCATGGTACACAATCCGCTACGGCTATCGGAATAATCCGATGGAGGTCGAAGCACGCGAGGCTGAACGATGACGGACGATGACTTCAAGCGCCTTGAGTCCAAGGTAGACAAGCTCACCGAAGCCGTTACCCGGCTGGTGCTGGTGGAGGAAAGGCTCTCCAATCAGGGCGAGCGCATCGGGCGCGTTGAGCAGCGATTGGCGGCCAGCGAGTCCCACACGCAGAAGCTGGACCGGCGCCTGGAGATGTGGGTCAACCGCGGCATCGGAGTCTGGGGTCTGGCCGTCACGCTGTTCGCGCTGCTGCAATACGGCACCAAACTGATCGGGAAGTGACCATGCTGCAAGCACTAATTCCGGCCCTGGCGCCTATCCTGTCCCGCGTGGCAGGTAACCTGTTCCCAGATCCCGAGGCGAAGGCCAAGGCTGAGTCTGAGATGATGCTGGCCCTGCTGGCCAAGCAGACTGAACTGGAGCAGGCTGCGGCGTCCATCGTCAAAGCAGAGGCTGCATCGGACAACTGGCTGGCGTCAAGCTGGCGCCCAGTGGTGATGCTGACCTTCGCTGGCCTCATCGTGGCGCGGTGGTTCGGCTGGGCTGCGCCAAACCTGAGCGAAGCTGAATACCTCAAGCTCTGGAGCATTGTCGAGTTCGGCCTAGGCGGCTATGTCGTCGGCCGCAGCGTCGAGAAGATCGCTCCCAGCGTGGCCGGGGCAATGCGCAAATGAACTGGTCCGACTACCCCAACTTCACCGAGGCCGAGTTCCGCTGCCGCCACTGCAGCAAGCAGGAGATGAAGCCCGAGTTTATGGGGCGTCTGCAGGCGCTGCGGGATGTCTACCGCAGGCCAATGCCGATCACCTCGGGCTACCGCTGCCCTGACCACCCCATCGAGAAGGCCAAGGCCGAGCCGGGGATGCACTCCACGGGCTTGGCCTGCGACGTCGGCGTGCAGGGCGCTGATGCCCATGAACTGCTGCGCCTGGCGTTCCACTTCGGCTTCACCGGCATCGGCGTGCAGCAGAAGGGCGCGGCGCGGTTCATCCATTTGGACTTGCGCTCCACGCCGTCGATCTGGTCGTACTAGCCTGCGAAGAACAGGGCCAACGTGCCCATGATGGCCACAAGAGCCGCGGCGAAAAAGATCAGACCCGCGGCTTCTTCTTTCCAGTACTCGGGCCCGTAGAAGTTGGGCTCTTCGCAGCCGAGTTCTGTGCAGCACTCAGCCGCTTGAGGATGTCGTCCTTGTTGATCGCAACCATTGGGGACTCTTGAGTGCTGAATCGATGATGGTTCGCGCATTCGTACCTCCGATAGGTGTAGCCTTCTCGCTGCCTGGTTTGTAGAACTTCCGTCCATGCCGCGCATTCGGGACATTTCATATTGCTCCTAGTTGCCACACGCTGTTGGCCACCGGCTTGCGCACTGGCGCGGGCTTGATGGGCTTTGGCTTTACCCGCTGCACAGGCGGCTTACTGATGGTTAGGTACAGCCCCCGCCGTGCGCCTGGCAGCAGGTTGACGAGGTGGTTGGACTTAACGAGGTTCTGCACCGCGTAGCGGGCTTGGTCAGGCCGCTCGTGGAAGTGCTGCCTGATCTCGCTCATCGTGCGAGCGTGCCGGCAGAAGTCCAGCACCGCTGCGGCGCGCTCTTGGACGAATCTCATGCGTTGCGCTCCTTCAGCGCGGCCTCGATGGCGCGGGCGTAACTGGTGATTTCTGTGTTGCTAGGGCCATCGCTGCGCATGCCCCACAGCTTCAGCGATTCGTCCTTGCTCAGCCCTCGCCAAGCACGGCGGGGTGGGTGGGTGTAGAGAGGCGTCCATGTGCCGATTGGCGGCTTGACTGCGCCACGGCTGAACTGGGTTCGCGCAGTGGATTCTTCTGATACGCGGTTGTCCGGTCGCATCCACGCCACCGGCTCCTGCTCCGGCTGCTCCAGCGCGGCGTTCCGTGCCCCCTCATACTCACGCCGCTGTTTGTCGCGTTCCGGAGTTTCCGTTACCAGCTTGCGCTGTAAAGCCCAGTTGGCCTTGCGCTCCTCAATCCACACTCGGTCTTTGTCGTACTGCTCCAGCGCGGCGCGGAGGGTGGTGATGGCGTACTCTGCATCATTGATGTCCGCATGGATCATGTTTTGCATCTCGTATGCTTCAACCAAGCACTTCATGGCGTCCAGCGCCTGCTGGGCGGCGGCACGAAGGTCACTCATTTCATGCTCCTTCCAATCTCAGCCGCAGCCCTGACGATGGCGCGGCGCGTGGTGGCGCAGGGGTCGTTGTTGAAAGCCTTAAGAATCTTGACGCCAGTTTGGTGCCTAATGGCAATGCTCCTGCGATCCATGTCAATTTCAAACAGCAACTTCACCGCCAGCCGCAGCGCATCGCCGTCGTCGGTGAGGGGGTTCCATACCCTTCCGTTCTGGTCACGCAGCCCGGTGCTTTCGTGCCCGTCTACCCAATCAATCCCCGCCGCCTTCACAGCGGCCTCAAGCAGTTCTCGGTCAGTACCCATGTGGTGTGCTCCCTTCCATCCACTCCGGTTTCTTGGGCAGCGGTGCCCAGCCGAGATAACCGCCAATACCGGGCTGGTACTGTCCGTAAACAGCAACGCCGCCTGCGGTCAGCAGTTGCACCTTGGCCGACAACGGGCAGGTGTGCAGCGGGCGCCAGAAATAGTTTTGGTCAACGGCTGCGGCCTTGTCGTTGGTGATCTTGACGGTCATGCTTGCCCCCTTGCGCGGATGGCGGCGGCGCACGAAGACGGAGTTACGCGAAGCCTGGCAGGGCACGGATTGCCCCACTGGTCGCTCCCATCGACCCACATGTCTTTCTGTTGCTCGCACAAGACCGCACACGCCTCGCGCTCGGCAGCGGCGACGGCCTGAAGAAACGGCAGCACCTCTTCAAGAAGCTCCTCGTTTACTGACAAGCCATCGGACTCGGTGCCGAGCACCTCGCGCATGACGCGGATGATGTCGTCGCGGGTCATGCTTCACTCCTCGCCTTCTGTGTGCAGTCGGCGCAGCGCCACAACTTCAGACGCGTGTACAGCGAGCCGCCGCGTATCTCTTTCTTCTGGTTGCAGGCTGAGCAGTTCTTGCGAAACGCCATGCCGGGTCCAGAGCCGCGCTGGTTCATGGTGACGTCTTTCACGTCGCTGTAGGGCTTCATGCTGTCTCTTTGACGAAGACACCATCGCCTCGCAAAGTGCCCTTGCGATCCTTGATCTCATGGTACGCCTTGGCCAGCGCGTCCACAAGATCGAAGCCCGCCAGATCGGCACCGATGATCAGCGTCACCAGCACATCTCCGTAGGCGTCAAGTGCCTCCTCGCGGTTGTTGCGGTGCAGCGCAGAGATCAACTCGGTCACCTCCTCCAGCGTCTTGACGGCCTGTGCCATCGGGGTGCTGTTGGGGATGATCTTGCGGGCCTCAGCCCAGCGGATCACGTCCAGTTCAATCAGTCGGTAGCCTTCCATCTCACACTCCTTTGGATAAGTTAATACATTGTTGAACTTCATTGGGTGTCATATATCTAAATTCAGAATGACCAAAAAACTTTTTTGGAAATTTATAAGGGCGTCCGATCTTTTTCATCTGACGTTCTATCTTTTTTGCCAAATCGTATCCTACTTTGCGAATAAACAGAATAGTAGGTGTTACACCCGCTTCTTTAGCAACCTGATGAACACGATAGTTACCCATTTTTTCACTGGTTATTCCCACCTTGTATAAATCAAACTCCTCATTGACGGCCCACATGTATACACAATCACGACTATTCACACGGATTTGATTTTCAAATAACTCATCTATAACACCAAGTCTGAGAGCCGCGTTATAAGCGGTTGCATTTTTTCGTTTGAATTGTTTTTTGTTCTCACACGTTTGAGCTACGCACTTAATAGCATCAAACGACCATGTTTTCAACATTGAATCATAAAGTGTGGGTAGTAAATTCATTCTGCGGGCCGCGTTGTAAGCCGAACCAGCATTATTAGCAAACTCGGTTCGAGATGTGTATTTAGCAGCCTCGCATCTTATCAGTTCTTCTGTCCATTGAGTCAATTTGTGATCGAACCACTCATCCAACAATCCACGAATTCTGCACGCCTCGTAAGCAGATTTGTTTTTGGCTGCAAAATCAGACCGAGACGCAAATGATTTTGCGATTTGCTCAAGGGAACTCCTGTCCCATTTTGTTTTCTTTTTCTTTGCGGTATTGTTTAACAGCATTTCGCAAACTTTCTTGACCAATGGCTTTGTTTTGCAGTGCGAGTGCTTGAGCCTGGTCTAATGTCTCTTTTGATGTAATGTGATGACAAACTACTGGTACACCTTGACCTTGTCTGCGCAAACGAGCGTTCATTTGGTCATATAGGTCTAGACTCCAGGTTAAGCCAAACCACACCATGATGTTACCACGTTTCTGGAGTCCGTCAATACCGTGTCCTGCGGAAGCAGGATGGCATATCATCAGGGGGCAATCGCCGCTCTTCCACCGCTCCATCGCGTTGTTCAACTCGCGCTCGCTCTTGCACTCGGTCAGGTTGATTGGCCGCAGCGTCTTGAACCGCTCCATGATCCGCTCTGCGTCTGAGCGGTAAGCGTAGGCGCACAGCACAGGCGAGCCCTGCGCCTCGTCAAGAATCTCGTCGAGTGCGTCGAGCTTCAACTCATGCACCGGCTCCCACAGCGGCATGCCTGCGATGGGGTACACCGCGCCGTTGCTGAACTGCAGGCACTTGTTGGTCAGCGCGGCTGAGTTGAACACCTCGATCTCTTTGCCGCTGTCGAGCACGGTGAAGAAGTCGCGCTCCATCTGGTCATACTTGGCCCGCAACTCGGGCGGCATCTCCACCTCGATGTTGTTGACGATGAGATCGGGCAGCGGGTTGTAGTCTTCGGCGCTCATCTCCAGCGTGATGTCGCCGATCAACTGCTTGATGACCGTCTCGGTGTCGTCGTAGGGCACCTCTTTGTAGGGGCCGGCCTTCTTGTAGAACCGGGTCTTGAACGCGGTCTTGCTGGTGCCTAGGCGCTGTCCCTTGTCCACCACTAGGTACTGCCCGTGCAGATCCTTGTAGCCATTGGACGCAGGGGTGCCGGTCAGGCCAGTCGTCCAATCGAACTTGTCCAAGATGCGCTTGACCGCTCGCACGCGGTCCGTGGCGCTGTTCTTCATCTTGCTGATCTCGTCCCACACCACACCGTTGAACGGCAGCGGCTTGTCCTTGCTGACGTAGTAGGTGTGCAGCGTTTCACCAAGCCATTTCAGGTTGTCGTAGTTCATCAGGTAGACGTCAGCCTCGCGCATCAGCGCCCGGGTCCGTTGGTCGCGTGTGCCTGTGACCATGCTGAAGCGCAGGTGCTTGGTGTGCTCCCACTTCGCGGCCTCCTGGCGCCACACCAGACGGATCACGCGGATGGGGGCGATGATGATCACACCCCGCAGGAACCGCGTCTTGATCAGGTGCGCGATGGTGGTGAGCGTGACGATAGTCTTGCCCAACCCCATGTCCAGCCACATCATCGAGTTGACGTGGGTGCATTGGAAGTTGACCGCCTTCTTCTGGTAGTCGTGGAGGAGGTTGGGGGTCAGCATCGGATTTCCCACAGTGTTCTAGCAATGCCCGCCGAGCCGATATCACTTCGCACTCTGGACGGGCAATCCCACCCTTTGTTGGGAGGAAGGTCTTTGACGCGAATCCACCCGACTGCTCGGAGTGAAGCGCCACTCTCATCGTGCTGCGTGTAAGTGATGCAGCGCCTGTAGCCCATCGCCTTGGCCGCCCGCCACACCGCGCCATACAACATCGAGTTGGCGTTCTTGTCGCCCAAGGTGCAGGTTCGGTTTACCTCAAGGGTCAGCCCGTTGTCGAACATCCTCGCCACCGGACGACCAGCACAGGCCGCACCAATCAACAATCCCCAATCTGTTTCTAGACCTATGCTGAACTTGTGCCCGACAGGGGGCTTGTTGTGGCGGTGGTGCACCTTGACGAACTCCTGTGCTGCTTTCAATGTGATCGGCACAATCAGCATGTCATCAACATCTCGTCAACCATGCGCAGCCCAGCGTCCACGTTGTCGATGACGAACACGCTGACCTTGTGCTGCCTCAGCCGGTGATGCTCGCGCTCCTGGGCCGGCGTGGGCTTCTGGCCCTGGCGCTTGAACTCGCAGAAGAACATGCGCCCGCTGGGCAGCACGAACAGCCGATCAGGCACCGCGGCGTGCGCTGGTGATGTGAACTTGTAGGCCAGCAGCCCGCGCTCACGGGCGTAACCGCAGACCTTCGCTTCGATGTTCTTTTCAAGCATGTCAGTACCCGTGCGGCTCGATGCTGCTGGTGTTCAACTCGATCAACTTGTCGATGTAGTGCCGGGCCTTTCGCAAGTCCTCGACACCACCCTTGTCCTTCCACCGTGAGACGTACTTCACCACGTTGCCCTCGAAATAACCGAGTTGATTCGCAGCGATGTAGTCCCACGGTTGGATCACTTGCTTCTTGTAGTGATCACCACCGTGTTGCACTTGGTTCACGCTAAAGCCAGGCATAGTTTCTCGATCTCCTGTACGTAATAGTCAAAGTCCACAGGCAGCCCAACGTCCTTGATGTTGTTGCATACCTGCACGTTCCACCCACTCTCCACGGCGAACTTGCGCCAGTCGGTCTTGCCCTTGAGCGGCGGCATCCACTTGGTCAACGGCTTGCCGCCCTTGGCCACGTAGTACCTCGTTGTGTTCTGCGCCTGGTGGTCACCCCACTGCAGGTAGCTGGAGCGCGGCACCTTGATGCGCAGCATGAAGTCGTGCAGGTGCGGCCAGTTCTCC